TTCGAAGAACTGGTGAAGCATTACGGCAAGATCAATCAGTTGCCGATGGACGGGCCCTTGATGCCGTTAACGGAGGAACAAACAGCCTCGACGCAGGACAATCCTTCGACCAAGAGCCAGCAGGCATACTACGAAGCGAACAGGCCAACGACAGAGGCAGAGGAAGAAGCCGCAGGGATGCGGGCGGGCAGCTTACGCCGCTTGAAGATGCGCCGGTTCTCCGAGGCCACAAAGGCCCGATCCAAAACCTAGTCAAGGTTGTCGAAAAGTACGCCGCCGAAAACAATATTCCATATGTTGCACAGGGCGAGTTTGTAAATGTAGACCCTGCTTTTGGCGCAAGAGTGGCAGAAGCTTACGATCAGATGAAAGATCAGCCTAACGATCCAGCGGTCAAAGCTGCATATGCTGATATGATTAGGCAAACCAAAGCTCAGTATGACGCTCTTGTGCAGGACGGGTACACTTTCTTTTTCATTGACCCCGCCAGTGGCTACGGGGACAGCCCAGTCACTGCGTTGGAGGACCTCCGCTT